CTTACAAGCTCTCCATCTTTTGTATACTGATAAATATTATACTTAGTTGTAGATTCTGAAACTCTTTTTGCCATTTCTTTAGTAGCCTCTGGATTATCTTTCCAATATGTATGACTAACCTTTAGTCTTTCTTTTGGATCTTTAAATCGTTTAATCTGAGCTTCACTACATTTGTTTCTTGTTTCTTCTGAAACAATGCAATTAGTTTCTGAATCTAATCTAATATTGTATCCTTTATTTCTATCAGTACAACTATATGACATCTGCCAATATAATTCTTGTGTTTTTAATAAGTCAAACGGTACATATTCTACTACAAAATATTCAAAGTTTTCTCTACCATATTTGTGCCATGCATTTATTAAGTGATCATTTTCATTATCTCTATTTTTTTTATTGAGATTATTTATATGTTGTCTGATCCTTCTGTATATACATTTAGCCTTTCCTATATAGACTTTATTATTTACTTTGTTTCTTATGCAGTATATACCGCTTTGGTTTAAATGCTCTTTTCTATTTAATTTCATGTTCTATACTTTTTTACAAATATAAAACATTAGATGGATAGAACCAAGTCATTCATGTTAATTAAATGTTAAATGTTCCCTGTTTAGTCTCTGAACCTTGATCTATTTCAAAATAGACCCTTGGCTGCGGATTGTCCAATCTTAACCTTTTTTACCATACCTGAGTAATTACTTCAGCCGCTACATATATTTCTATTGTAGTTTGGTAGGTTAAGCTCTAAGGAGATTCCCGTCAATTTAAGGAATTTTAGTTACGCCATAGTATTAACGAAACATCCCAATCGATTATCTCATAGTCTTCATCAGCTTCAAAGATCTTAGGACCATTCTCTGTGTGAAGACCACCTTTCATAAAAGAATACACATTTCCGTGGAAATCTATATGCTCTTTGAAATCATCTTGCAGACCAAGCTGCATTTTATTAATCTTCTTTAAGAAGTCTTTTAGTTGTGGAGTTTCGAATGTTACATACTTAGCAATGCAATTTTTTACATCAATGCTCTTTCTGAAATATCCTTTCTTAGGAAGTTCTCTGTATGTAATTCCTTTCTCTGAACAATAATACTTCTTAATCATTTCATCCCCTATCTTAGAGTCTGAATAGTTCATACAAGGAATACCAAATTCAGCTTCAATATCTTGTCTCAGCTCTATTTGATTATTCCCTTTATACAGTGGATGATCTGTATCACCCATAGTTATCTTATAGAATTCATAAGTTGCATCCACATCATTATAACAATAGTCAATGGTCATTTCAACCTCTTCTTTTGTCATATCAACCTTAGTATGGTGTATAGGCATCTCTTCAATGTTCTCAAGATCCATTTCAAACTCTAGTCTTTTAAGACTCACCATTCGATTCTTATTATCGTAGTGGTGTATCTTGAACAGATCTAATTGTTTGAGGCTTAATTCATGCTCTCTGTACTCAGGAAATACATCATAGTTAGCATCATGGATAACATCTGCAGCCTTCTGTGCTATTCTTGCACATATCTCTAGATTAGTTAGTTCATGCCACTTATCATAGTTTCTTAAAATCCATTCAACTACCTGACTGTCAAAGCGTAGATTATTATATCCTACCCAATAAGCATCAGAATTGTCTTCTGTATATCTAACAAAAGCATCTAGTTGATTCTTCCATTTAGACACTTGAAAGCTCTTACCAGCTTTACCAGGCACCATACATACAACTAAGAATAATTCTTGCATGGTTTCAATATCGTAACATATAACTCGTTCTTTCATGTGTTTGTTGTTTTTTTATGGTCTTTCCAGTCTAACCAAAAGCCTATTGCTACAATAATGTTCATACCAAATGAAGCTAAGATTTCTGTTATGTCTTCATATACATTAAGAGATAGGTGGATATGTCCTACTACCCAAAAGGGCATAGCAAGATTATTCGATATCCACCTAACTAAATAATTTATAAATTTCATAGCCTACAAAGATAATTAAAAATGTTATATTATTCTAACAATTTTAATTAGACTGATTTTAATTTACGATTGATGAATTCTCTTACAACCATTCTTGTTACATGAGGAACTCTTTTAGCTTCAAATTCATAGTTTATAAGGTTTTCATATTCAGTCTTATTGATTGAATACATTATACCATTCTTATGAGTTGGATTGTCTGATTTAATAATAATAGCTTGTGATTTTACTTTTTTAATTATACCATCTGCTACCTTTCTTTCGTGTGTGTGCTTATTTGCTACTGATAATTCCATATTTAAATTTCTTCTAATCCATCATTTAATGTTACATCCCAATCTTCTAGATCATCATCTTCTTGAAGAAAAGATAATATAACTTTATCTTCAATTAATGTTGGTTCTAAACCTTCTTCTTCATCATCTATATCAATAGATAAGAATCCTTGTTCTTCTCTTAATATATAATTGATATCATCTAATGTAATGTCTCTGAGTTCATCTGTACCTTCTCCTTCATCCCACCAACCAATTTGATCATGTGAAGCAATTATACGTCCTTCATCATCAATGATTAATAAGTCTACAGGAGCTCCATGTTTAGACATAAATGCATCAGGGTCTTCTGGTATCTCTTCAAGCTCAAAAAGCTCTATATAAGGCTCTATTACACCAACAGATATTCTGTTGATAAAAAGCATACCTTCCTCTAATTCATCAGGAAGGTAGCTTGATAATGATATTTCAGCTGGAAACCACATTAGAAATCTTTCTTTATTGATGGTTCTGTAATCTGATATACAGATTTATAACTAGATAATCTCAATAGTATATGAAGCTGTTCAGCTTCTAGATAATCTATTGATTTCTTTGTATTGATACCAATAATTTCTACACCACTACCATTATCAACTAATTGCATAGCAACAGTCTTTTTGATATGATCAGCCCATTCTTCATTACTACTAAAATATAATGTATGAACTGTGTCATTTGGTGTAGCTTTAAGTTTGTGATAATCATATTCATGTACTCCATTGATATAGATTTCTTCTCTGTATAACACATCACTTGTGTTATCAATTACATCTTGTATTTCTTTCTTTAATGTTGCCATGTTATTTTTCTTTTACTATTTCTATTAATTTTAATGCATCTTGTAAAGAATTAAAAAACAAATTAAAACTTTCAATAGGGTAATCGTTTTTCATATAATTAATAGATTGACAACACAAAACAGTATTGTTTTTAGTGTATCCTTTAGAAGATTCTATTCTATCAATTGATACTTGAAAAGGATTTTTATTAAAAGCAATATACTTCATGTCTACTTTACTATAATAACACTTACCATTTTGTTTTTCCCATAAATTTAAAATAAATTCAAAATCTATTTCAAAATCTATATTTCTTCTTTTAGCTCCTATTTTTATAGAACCAAATAAAAGTTTTAATGGTGCTTCTTCTTTTCTTTTTTGAATGTTTACTTTTCCTAATTCTAATTTTCTATCTTTATTTTTTAAATACCATTCTTTTTGGTAATCTTTACTTCTTTTTGTTTTGTTAAAATCTTTCTGAGCTTGTTTTTTTCTTTCCCAAGATTCTATTGAATACCACTGTTGTTTACCATTTGCTTTTGTATGAGAATAAAACATTTGTGTTTGTTTATTAAAATAACCTCTTTTCATAATGTTTGTATTTAAAGTTTACTACAAATATAATAAAAGCATTAGAATAAACCTAATGCTTTCTAAGGATTATTTAATTAAAAGTAAAGCCTGGTATAACCCAATCTCTAATGCTTCTTCCCATGTATCAAAACGATTTATTGGTTTATATTTAATACCATGATTAATGTATTTACCATTTACTGTACAGACATATTCTAACTCACCAGTTATTGCTAGACTTTCTCTGGTAGATACATAAATGTTATGAACTTCTCTTAACCACTTTTGCAATAAAGATTGAGTAGGTGCAGAAACAAAGTCATCTACAGTATTATTTTGACTATTTAAAACCAACTTATACTCTGTTAAACTTACTATCTTATATGATTTTGGATAAATATAATCTAATGTTTTCCCAAAACCCTTCTCTTTAGCTAATTTAGCTGTTTCAAATGTTATTAATTCTTCTTGCATAATTCTATTAATTTTTTAAGACATTCAAGTTCTGCTTCTTCATAGGAAGAATATTTTTCTTCTGATTCAAATTCTTTAAAATTTTCAATAATTCCATCCCAAGTAATATTAAAAAACCAATATGATTTTGTTGATATTATAAGAATATTCATATTATACTTATCTCTAAAAAAAGAAAATGCTTGTTGGTAAAGTGGTGCTAATAGTTGACCTGAATGAGCATCTGAACTATACATTGGTCTACCATCATAATATAACTCACCATTTTCATAATAAAATACTTTACCACCCCGATACCCACCTATTGGATATGGACTTTCAAATCCTAATTCTTTTAAAGCTAATGCTTCGGTGTAATTTATAAACTCTTTTTCCATTATTGTTTGTTTACTAAGTTTAACGCTATTTGATGTCCTTCAAGAGCATCTTCTACTGATGTATATCTCTCTTGATATTGGTCATGTTCTCCTCCAAATATCATAGTTTCCCATAATACAGGAACATCACTGTTCCAAGCATGATCAAGACCAAGAAATACTGTTGATATACGTATATCACCAACATTTTCTTGTTTGACTGCTTTTTTAGTTGGATTAGCTTCTTCCCAATCTACGTATTCATTAATTTTAGATTCTACAGGTTTATTGTTCTCGTCTAATATGTACCAAGCCATAATTATATTTGTTTTGTTAAATTTTTAATGTTATTAAGGATTTGTTCAATTGTTAATTCTTCTTCTACTACTAGATGATTAAGTATTTCAGGATATGGATATGACCAAGTATCATAATTAGGAAATTTTACAGTAACTGTATCACTTCTAACAGATTTTATTGTTCCAATAACACCAATATAATTATCCATTGCAAAATTATATCCTACAGTATGACCACTAAACTTAAAACCTTTCATTTTTTTTCCTATAAGTGAATCTTTATCTTCCATGATTTATATTTTTGACGTTAGCATCTTCATAGTGTTTAAAAGATCATCAATTGTTAAATTATTCTCAAGCTCTTTTGCTTCTAATTGCTCAATGATACCTGCTGTAGGATAATGATTTGACTCTTTTTTACCAATTGGTAAAGTGATTTCTACAAGAGCAAATTGTGGATAAGGACCATTTATGTTTAGAACAATAGCTTTTTTACCACATAATTCTTTATGTTGTTTTGAGTATGAAAGTAAGTTTTGACTTTTAAACTCAAAACATTCTATCTCTTTACCGACTATATCTTTAGCTTCCATAATTAATATCCTGCTAATTTAGATATTCCATTTTTACTATTCAACACATAAGCAAGATCTGATTCTTGTTTAGGTGTAAGAGTCTTGATTGTAGAGATCAAATTGATTCTACTGTAGGTGATATCTTCACCATATAAGTTTACAAGATTGCTTCCAATCTCTTTTATCTTATTGTAATTAAATACTGTTACAGGTTCACCTTGGTCATCCTGCCATTTTCCATTTTTGATATGCATGTTTTCTTTATTTTATGTTAAACTTTCTTTCTATTGTTTTTAATATTATGTACATTTTATAATTATCAATATTGTTATTGAAAAGTTCTAAAGGATCTTCTATATTATTCTTATAACAATATATTGCTACTGATAATGATATTATAGCAGCTTCTATATCCATTTCTTTTTCTGTAATTTGGTCTATATACTTTGCTATGTCCATAACTTTAGTTTTTTTGATTTTCTATTACCATTTCTACTATTGAATCAAATATTGAATCACTAATTATATCAATGATTTCTACATCTTCCACTTTAACTGATGTTAATTCAAACTCAGCATAACTTCCTGGATATCCCTCCATATTACCATCATACATTTCTCTTTGTTCTTCTGGATGATATGTACCACTCACTGTTAGATATATTTCACTAACAGTGATACCTACTTCTATTTCTTTACTCATGATCTTCTAATTATCATTTTGTTAACAGATTCAAACTTTCTTGTTGGGAATTTCTTTTTTGCTGTACAAAATGCTACATCAAATGAGCGTTCTACAAAAAAATCTACTCTTCCCCAATGTAACTTAACAAATTGTTGTTTATCAAATTCATCTCCTATTTTTAATTCATCTAATGCATTAGTAATATATTGTACTCTTGTTGTTTTCATCTTATTTGTTTTTAAATTGTTCAAACCATTCTTCAAAACTTTCATATACTGGTGGCATATTTTTTTCAAAGATTAATGCTTGTCTTGATTGTTTAAATGCTTCTTTTAAATCTTCCTCACTATAACTTCTTTCTTGTTGCCAAGAATAGCATTTATAGAACCCTACCCTTTCTTTTATATTAAGGCATAATCTTTTAGAAGCTTCTTCAAGTGTTTCTTGTTGTTTAGCATTTGCAATAAACCTTTCCATTATTTCATCTTGTTTAGGTTCTTCTTTTGGAATTGTTATTTTGTAATAGAAAATCCAATTAATTTCCTTCCAAGTTCTTTTTTCTATTAATACCTCAACTTCCTCACAACTTGGATTCTTAACAAACCATTCTAAAAAATCATCATCAATAGCTTGTACACCCTTTGCAATAAGTTGAGGGTCTGTTGTTAAAATAACTTTTTTACAATACTTAAATCTATAATCTTTTTGATGATTAATTAAATGTCTTTTTTCAGTATGAGTTTGAGGTTTTTGTTCTTTTTCACTTACAAAAGTATTTATGTACCAATCACCTTCTTTAATTTTTTCATCAGAAGTGATGTAGATGTTTTGGTTTGCAACAACATCTCTTAATATAATTTTATTTGTTAAAACTAATTGTTTTAATTCTGAATGATAATACAACCTACTTGGGTTATCTGTTGCTAATACGTGTATGTTCATAATCTATTTGTTTAATTGTTTAATTGCTGTTGGGGTTAGTTTAATTTTAGTGCTAGAACAATAATATTCTAAGCCTTCTATATTTATTTTATTAAAACTATCTTGTTCAATATAAATTCCGTTCCAGTTCACAGTTTTTTCGCTATCGACTTCAAACCCCTCAAACAAACATCTTTCTTTTGCTTGTTGGTATTTAGTTTCTAAATTGTAATCAACTTGCATTGCAAAAAAAGAATCGTTTAAATCAGTCCCTTTTGGTTCGTCCAAAACATTCCCATCCGAATCACACGGAACAAACATCCATAGTTCTAAGGGTTGTTTTAGGAAGTTGGCGTAATCCCTAATTGATACTATTGTGTTTTTGTAACTCCAATTTGTGTCTTGTTCCAACACAAAATCTGTCATTGATATTAGTTTCATAATTTCTTTTATTTATTAATGATTAAAACAATAAGGCCCTTGCTATTACACAAGAGCCCTTTTGCCCTCCTTAATAACCCAACTGTTCTAGCTGGTTTATATTGGCTTCTACAATATACACACCCTGTGATATTGTACATGCAAACGCTATACTCATTGCGAATGCTAATTGTCTGAAATGCCAAAACTCTGTTGGCTGTAATCTAATTGTTTTCATTTCTATTGTTATTAAGGATTAATAAACATTATTGATTCTTTTCATTCAATATCTCAACTGTTGGAGATGTTGATTCTGGAATAGAATGTGTGAGCTGTAATAAAGCTAATCTAATAATAATATTAGCTGAGTCATTAAGAGTTCTAGCTTTAGATATTGATCTCTCACCTGATTCTAGCTTCTCATAATTTTCTATCATTTTCTTTGTTAATTCTGCAATTGTTGACATAATCTATGTGTTTTAATTAATATTCGTTTTAAATCTATTATTTCTTGTGGTATATCACTTCTATTTATTTTTACTTGTTTTATCACCTGATTAATTAAACCTTTAAGTATATAACTATCAGTTAACTCATCAACAGCTTTTTTTAAAGATTTACTTTTTGTTTTTCTAAGAATAAGAACATTATTCTTATTCTTAATCTTCATAATTTCTTTTCTTTTAGGAGTTTGATCATATAGTCTTGTTTCTATAGTAAGACAAGCTTTACATCTTGGTCTTTTTTGATGTAAACCATATTTATGATAAGAATAATAAGATAGAGGTTTATCTTCTCCACATTTTTTACATACTTTGGTTATTTCCATTGTTATTTATTATTAAGGATTAATACATAATAAGAAAAGCCCCTATGTTAATAGAGGCTTTAATAGGACCTTCTCCCTTGGGAGATGTCAATTTGATAGAACTTCATACTCTAGTGTATGTGAACCTATTCTATCTGGTAGAGATTGCCTCTACAGGATCTATCAAGACACTTAGCTTTGTCTATAGATAGTTGTTTTCCTAGTGCTAAGATCAAACAACAGATGTTTTAACTAACTGATA